GCGCTCCTGCAGGATGATCGAATCGTATCGGTGACGCAGTTTCGGTTCACATATGACCTGGACACGGCTTTGGTGCAGTTTTTGGTGGAGAGTGAATATGGCAATTATACGGATGAATTGGAGGTGTAGTTTTGTACGAAAATCAGAGCTTTGAAACCATTCTTCAGCGGATGCTGGAGCGGGTACCGGATAGCTTAGACAAGCGAGAAGGCAGCATTATTTATGACGCCTTGGCTCCGGCGGCCATGGAGCTGGCTCAGTTGTATATGGAGTTGGATGTGAACATCAATCTCATTTTTGCAGATACGGCCAGCGGGGGTTACCTGGACCGAGCCATTGCCTGGTCTGGATTGGTGCGTAAGCCAGCGACTAAGGCGCAGCTAAGGGGGTTATTTTACAATGCTTCCAATGCCCTCCTCGATATCCCGATGGGTAGTCGATTTGCCATAGGAGATGTCATTTACCGGGCTGCTTCTAGGTTATCACCGGGCGAGTACCGGATGGAGGCCGAGACTGCCGGCGCTGCTGGAAATCAAATTTTTGGGACGCTGCTACCTATTGATTTTATCAATGATTTGGCCCGTGCAGAGCTGACGGAGCTGCTGGTGCCAGGAACCGATCGTGAAACAGATGAAGAACTGAGGCTGCGATATTTCGAAGCCATCCAGCGACAAGCAACCAGTGGAAATAAATATCACTACATCGAATGGGCGCTGCAGGTGCCGGGCGTAGGTGGAGTGCGTGTATTTCCATTATGGAATGGACCTAAGACGGTGAAAGTTGTAGTGGTAGACGCTCTGAAACTGCCAGCCACCAGCGTTCTTGTGCAGCAGGTTCAGGACTTTATTGATCCGGATCCGGGCAGAGGAGAAGGGCAGGCACCTATAGGGGCTGTGGTTACAGTGGCGTCCGCTGTAGGCAGTGTTTTGAACATTGATGCTACAGTCACACTTGCTGCAGGTTATACCCTCCAGGGGGTCACCAATGCACTGAAGGAACGGCTAGAAGGATGGAGAAAAAATGCGGCCTTTGAATCAACCTATATCAGTCAGGCTATTATTGGGGCACTGCTGCTAGGAACAGATGGGGTACTGGATTACTCTGAGCTACTGCTCAATGGTGGCAGCGGCAACATCTCCTTAGGTGACGAGGAAGTGCCGGTTATTGGTGCCGTGAAATTGGAGGTGTAGGTCATGGCTTATCCAGACAGCGTGGATATTTTTTACGAGAAATTGAACAAGAATACGACTGGAAGTCCTTATGTGGTGGAGGAACGGATTCCCCTGCCGACGGGCAGTTATGAAGGTGATTTGCAGCATGACAACATCAATAATCAGACTATTCGGGTATTCACCGGAACGCGCTACACTGGCGACGAGGTGACGAACTGGATCTTATCGGTGCCGAGCGCCACGCCTTGGAGAAGGTCGATCAAGATTTTTGCCAGTGTGCCAGAAGTGTTCGTCACCTACGAAACGCCAGGCGATACCGTGGAAGCCGATGATATTAATGTGCTGCAGACCGCAGTTATAGCCACACAATCGGAAATGGAGCGATATAAAAGAAATGGATTGATCGACGGCGGATCATTTAGAAGAGAGGTGTAATATGGATCAGACCATACAGATTAAACGCGGTACCCGGGCGGAGTTATCCACTTACGGTGCGCTGAAGGCTGGAGAGATGGGCTTTTGTACAGATACGAAGGAGATTTACATCGGAGACGGCACCACGAACTCCATGGTTGGGCGAGCTTTATCCGGTGCAGAAGCTTCACGTCCAGTGGCCGCATCGGTCGGGCGTCTGTTTTACGTGACGACAGGCACGAATAATGGCTATTTATATTTTGATGATGGGGCAGTTTGGCGGCGGGTGAATGCTCAAAAGCTGACGGATCTCACGGGTTCACTCGATGATATTGCTGACGGTGCGACGAATGCCAAGGTTCTGAAGGCAGATGTAACTGCCGGTCATGTGAACAAAGTATCGGACGGCACCAATACGAAGACAGCTGCCGAGATTAAGACGCATATTGACGATGCCGCCAAGCACCGTCTGATTAACGACGCTGGTGCCGCGATTACGGATCTGTGGTCCGCACAGAAGATTAAAAATGAAATTGAGTTAGCCAAGCATAATATTGAACCGCAAGCGTCGGTAAAAGATCAGCACCTGCTGGTTCCACCAGTCACTCCGGTTGAGGGTGATCGCTATATTATTCCCGCTGGGGCAACCGGGGCATGGGCGGGGAAAACGAATCAAATTGTTGAATACCAATCTGCCACTTGGGTATTTTATGTTCCTGCCGTCGGTTGGACCGCTTACGTCGATGATGAGCAGAAGATCTATAGCTGGAATGGCAGCGCATGGGTACGCACGGGTGGTGCACTACAGACCATTACAGCTGGGAACGGGTTAATTGGTGGGGGGCAGGCCGATGCTGTGACACTCAATATTGGTGCAGGCAATGGAATCACGGTTACTGCAGACGCGATTGCGGTTACGGCAGGAAAAGGGATCACCGTAGATGGATCCGGTGTAGTTGTAAGTGTGGATGGAAGCAGCATCATTTATGATGCAGCGAATGGCAATAGACTTACCGTAGCCAGTATTGATGGCGGAACATTCTAGGGGGCGGGACAATGGCTCTAAAAACATTGATTCAAATACGCCGCGGCTTGGAAAGCACCATTGGAGCGCTGGCTATTGGTGAGCTTGGGTATTGTACAGACAGTGGCAAGCTGTACATTGGTTCTGCCGCTGGTAATGTCTTGCTGGTAGCCGCGCAGAGTACCGGGGATATGCTGAAAAGCATTTACGATACGAATAACAATGGCAAGGTGGATTTTGCGCAACAAGCGGATAGTGTAGCTTGGGCGGGGGTAGCAGGTAAACCAGTGGTATTTCCTCCGGCGGCGCATACACATGATTATTTGCCCAAAGGCCCCCTAACCTGGAATCAACTGAAGGGGGTGTAGAGGATGAGTTACGGCAGCTCTTTATACAGCGAATTGCAATATTCCGCAGATAAAGATTCGAGCCATCCGGGTGAAGTCGAGGCGCCTGATCTAATGCAGTATTTGCCGGACTATTATAAGGATGTCCGCGAAATGGAGAAGCTTCAGGAGACCATCGGGCTAGAAATTGGTGGACTGAAGCTGGGCACTATAGACGTACTGGATCAGGCTTTTGTTGAAACGGCAACGGTGAGCCTTGGACGATGGGAAGCTGAGCTTGGACTAAATATTGATTCATCCAAGTCATATGCCGCACGCCGAGAGATGATTAAGGCAAAGCTGCGTGGAAATGGGACGACCACACCGGAGATGATTCAGCGGACGGCGTCAGCTTTTTCAGGTGGAGTGGTTGAAGTAAAGGAAGTGCCTGAGGAGTACCGTTTTGAGATTCATTTTGTGAGTACACTGGGGATTCCTCCAAATATGGCAGGGGTGGTTTAAATAATCGAAGAGAT